CTTGCGGGGTACTTCTTCGGCTGGTCAGATAAATCATCCGAGGTCCACCTGGTGTGCTCGCGGGTATAAAGAAACTCCCGTTCGCATCAAATGGTAGCCGAACCCGCTTTTAGGATCTTATCAACCCTATTAGCGGGGGTACAACTCACTTACGAGGACACGACATGAAATCAGTTAACCGCAAAGCTCGCTTACGCGAGCGAGGGCAATGGGCTCCCATCTCAAGTATTACTGAGACGGCGCACGTTCTTCCCTCAGGCGCGATATCCTATCCCTTCACAGGGCAGATTCGCGATAGTGCGATTGATTATGAAATCATGAATGATTACGTTGTCGAGGACTTCAAGAAATTACAGTCCGAAGGCAACGTCGTGTTTAACAGCCTAGACCAGAGACGAATTATCACGACGGGCGGCTCCCAAGGGGGCCGCGTCGTCGTCATCTCTGGTGGCGCCACAGGCACCTCGTACACCTGCAACGGCCACTGGCTCTCTTATCTCCTCCGTGCGTCGAGTGCGCGCAAGCGCATCGATCACGAGGGGAACTTGAGGGCGGTGTTAACAGGGATCAGCGACAACGACATGAGTCGCGCTCTCGCCGAAGCTAGCACCAAGGCTAATGGCTTGCCATCTGATTCTCAGCTTCTTGTTACAATTGCTGAATTTAGACAGGCAGTCCGTTTGCTTCCCGACATCCTTAAGTCCTTTAACCGAATGTTGACAAAGATTAACTCAACGTATTATCGGTATTCGAAAGGCTGGGTTAAGGGCGGTGCCATAGCGTCAAATCTAAAAGCTGAAGCCGATTTCCTTCAAGACTTGTGGCTTGCCACACGTTATGGGATTCGGCCGACGCTGGCGGATGCTATGGGTATGTATAAAGCAGTACAGCGCCTAAGAGACATCGAGATTGATCGACACACCTCGCGAGGGGTGTCGTCTATCGATGGTTCCGGATCTTCTACCGGTCTTCTTAGTTATGGAATCACGCGTACTCCAGTCCTGGAACAGACCTCTGACACGTACACTGTACGGGCCATGTCCATCTGGGCGGCGAAGTTAGCGTTGACTGATCGACTCGGACTTAACCTGGCCAATGTGCCTCTGGCCGTAGTCGACTTAATTCCTTTCTCCTTTGTCCTTAATTGGATGGTCAACATCAATGATTTTGCGTTGGCCATGGGGAGTGCTGTACAACCCGGTTGGGAAAAGTTAGGTGGCTGCTGGGTCGGACGTCGTGAGACGTCAACGCTTTACCAGACCACTGGACCTTCCACAATAGTTGCAGGATACCCTCAGTATGCAGTTGATCGCAGCTTTGAGGGCAACGTTGTAGCTATCGAACGCCATGTCAGGCGTATTCCCGGTCTCCCGGCGCCTTCGATTACTGTTCGTAGCCAGCCTTTTAGGTGGTTAACGGACGCCCGTGTCATCGATGCTGTACTTCTTTCAAAGCAGCAGATGCGGGGTCGTGGCGTCAGTCGGCTTATCACCCTAGGTGTGTAAGTCTTTTCATCCTTTCTTTGGAGTATAAGTTATGTCACTAACAGTGAATGCAAAGTCGTACGCAGCTGATGGTTTCGCCACCAACTCTGTGCACTTCCAGGGACCAGCCCAGACCACTACGGTCAAGGACGGTCTTATTCAGAAGACGTACCCGGCGAAAGCCACGGCATCGTCAAGCGGTAAAACGGGTTTCCTGCTGAAGTTCGCTCGGTCTCACACCTTGACTGGTGCAAAAGAGACCGTTGGCGACGGATCGCTGGAAATCCGCTTAACCACTCCTGTCGGCGTTTCTGACGCCGACCGTGATAGCTACCTCGACGACGCTGGCGTTTATTTGTCCAGCGCGGCGTTTAAGGCAGCAGTGAAGAGCGGCCAGCCTAATGGTTAAGGGTTTTAAGCCCGAAAACCAAGTCAGCGGTCGCGTTATGGTGGCGGCTTTCGCCGCGGTTATCCTCGCCCTCGAAATCATCCGAGAGCTAGTACACCGATTCTAACCACCATCTTCAATATCACAGGAGGTTATTCTGATGGAAGCCACTTTTGTTCGCAACAAGGTTCAACCTGTTGCCAACAGCGCGGAGAAGCGAGACTTTCTTAGCTATTCACGCAAAAATGCCAGTAGTGTGCTCAGACAATCAATCGTCGAGCACAACGAGGCCATGGCGGGGCGCGGTTTAAAGTATCTTAGATCGTTCCTTTCTAATGTTGTTGGGTTCAAAGGCTATTCGGCTGCAAAGCCGATACTCGACTGTGTCAACCGTAGCGATACGGCTGGTGCTGTCGAGCATGCCAAATGGCTACTCTCACAGACGTACGAGACGCCCGCGGAGCAATTCGCGGCAAGCCAGATTGCCCTGACTGTTAAGAAGTTCCCCTTTCCTGGTACACCCGAACAGGCCCGTCGTAACGGCCTCGCCAAGTTCCAACGCGGCGAGGTCCGGAATCGACACATGAACGCGCTCTTTCGTGCGCGTCGCTTGCAGGGGATCCGTAATGTGCACATGCATAATATTCAAAAGCATGTTCGCCATATTTTAGGCGAAGCACCGGATTTCAGGAAATGGACTGATTACTGTGGGTTTGGACCCGGGTCCGTTGTTGGTGTGAGCGGACAGTTTACCAACCTTGCCAGGAAACTCCTGGCTGAGGCGTGGACTGTCACACCCGCGTGCCTACCTTATGCACTAACGCTAGCTAAGCGGCTACCTGTATTCTGGGAGCTGCTGGACATGTGCCAACCTCGAACAGAGGAGGGCCGTGCAAGGGGTCTACCGGTTTACTGTGTAGATCCTGACGAGTTCACTCGTCGCTTCATGCAACGCGTCGTGCTAGTACAGCATAATAAAATTGCAGCCGTACCGAAGGATGCCAATGAGTACCGCATCATTGCATCGGAACCCCTCCTAAATCAGCTTTGCCAGATGGCAGCTGACGAAGAGATGCGACTACACCTACGTCGATTTGGCATCGACTTAAGGGACCAAACCGCTAATCAGGTACTAGCCCGTGAGGGTTCCCTGATGGGTTTCAACAGCCGTTGTACAATTGACCTGTCTAATGCGAGCGGCAGCATCTTCATCGAACTTGTTCGAGAGGTAACTGCTTATTGCCCTGACTGGTTTGTGTGCCTAAACGCTATTCGCGCCCCGGCATACATAGACCCCATCTCTGGCATTGAAGTACCCAAAAGGTACCACATGTTTTCGTCGATGGGCAACGGTTTTACTTTTCCACTTGAGACAATAATATTCGCTGCGATATGTCTTGCGGCCCATGATTACTGTGGGACAGCACCTGATTTCCGGTGCTATGGCGATGATTTAATCGTCCGGCAAAACGAAGCCCTGGTCACGCTAGAAATTCTACGTGATTGCGGGTTCAAAGCGAACGCGGATAAGACCTTTATCTTTGGGCCTTTTCGCGAGTCCTGTGGAACAGATTGGTACCAAGGCGATAATGTTAGACCAGTAGTTTTTGACACGCCACTTGAAACAGTGGAACAACGTATCAGAATCCACAATGCCCTAGTGCGTTTGCCTAACGCACAGAACGCTGAGCTGCTTTCTGCAGCCTGCGTTAACTGGTTCCCTCCTTTCATGAGTGAGTTTGTACGTCCGTTCGCGGATAGTACGGATGAAGCGATTGATGGGAGATTCCACCACGGGCCCCCGAAACCTACTATGCATCGTTGTACAACGTACGACGCACCAGCATGGTACGGGTTAAGATTCACGGCCAAGGCCGATGATGAAATTGTGAAGCACCGTAGATACAACACGGTCCTACTGTATGGTGCACTCGACGGAGCTCTGTCGAAATGCCCATTCGCCGCTCGTCGTGAGACGATACTGCGCGTGGCACGCTTCAGCCACTCGGGGAATACCAGTTCTTGGCTTCCCTTCCCGGTACAAAGCGATAATCAAATCCGCTTGTACGATGGTCACGTCCGCCTTTACAAACTAAGGCCGCCGTTTCCCATTCTCGGGTAGCAACTAAGCCTGCTCGACCCGTATACCAATGCATCCTGGGTATATGGGCCGTACAGTAGGGGGTGCGCCTAATCAGC